CAGAAGCAGCTATCGAAATGAGAATAGCCTTAGAGGAATTAAATGAAACACTTAGAGAAGAGGGCCTTGATCAAATTAACACAGGAGCTGGCATCAATACGGGAAACTGTGTGGTGGGCAACTTTGGCAGTAGTACTCGCTTTGACTATTCCGTTTTGGGTGATGCTGTTAATCTGGCAGCTAGGTTAGAATCTAGTTGTAAAAACTATGACGCTGACTTAATTATATCCGAACACAGTTTAGTAGATGGTTATGAGTACGAGTTTCTTGACGAAGTTACTGTCAAAGGCAAGTCGGAACCAGTTAAAATCTATACCATACGAAAATAGTACTTGACATGAGTTCTATATTTTGATATAATTTTTATAAATGTGGAACTTTCCACAAAGATTAAAAGGAAGAACAAACAATGGAAGCAAAAGATGTAGCGGCAGAGTTAGCAAAGCATGAAGCTATATGCGCTGAACGTTGGAAAACAATTTTTAACAAGATAGAAGATATAGAAAGTGAGTCTGATAATAGATTTAATAGAATCGATGAGAAGACTACTAGAATAGAATCTATCCTATTAGGATGCGCAGGCTTTCTACTCGTAACCTTATCAGGAGTGGTAGTTACAATGATAACTATGCACTAGGAGAAACAATGGACACAGAATACATGAAAAAAGATTTAACTAAATCACCAAAGAAGAAAAGCGGAAATACACTACCAGAAGGCTGGCAGTTAAACTTAATCAGAGGGGTTTGGAAAGTTAGAGATAGCGAAAACACACTAACAATTTATGCAACAGAAGAAGAGGCATGGGATTACATTAATGGCTAAAAACAAAACAAGTACTATGGAAGAAGCATTAGCTAAAGCAGTTAAAGGTTTCGAAGATAATACAGGAGAAGTCGTAACAGAAGAAGTACCTGCCATGGCAAGTAGAATCAAAAGATTACTAGCCCGCAAAAAGAATTTGCAAAGACAAAGAAAGAATTTTTTACCTAAAACTTTGAAGTGAAGAAAAAGCTTCCTCACGCAGAAAGAATAAAAATCTGCGAGAGATGTCCAGAATATGAAAAACGCTGGAGAAACTGCAAAGTGTGTAAATGTTTTATGCCCCTCAAAACTAAAATTAGATGGGCGGAGTGTCCACTCGGTAAATGGACTTAAACTGGAGGTGATTCTCAAAGTTTTTGAAGAGTAGGTGACCTAATACTAAGCGTAAATGCATGAATACATTTCATGACACGGAAATAACTCATAGGTCCCGACTCTTCCCCTTTTGGGATATTATTATTATGGAAAAATTAGAAATTATTATGGGATGGCACAGAGACTGGATAGTAGGCTGGCAAGAGAAACTTGGACTAGATGACTATACAATGATGTGGATATCCTTTGGAGAAGGAGTATTACTTACTTCTATATTTGTATGGTTAATATGATTAAAAAATTATGGAATATACTTACTGGCAAAGACCTAAATGGGGACGGCAAAGTAGATATAAAAGATAAATTAATTAAAGCAGAGAGAAAGACTGCACAAGATACCTACAAGCCTAGTATAAATAACAATGAATAGAACAATGGCAGAAACAAAAGCTCACTACGCCGCCTCTCTAGGGCATGGCGTACATTTTGTAGCAGAAACTACACTAAAACAGAGATTTCCTGATTTATCGGGAACTCCTCGCTCTAGTTTCATAATGTACTGCAATGAATCCACAATAACAGTAGACGCCAGCAATGAATCGTTCGCCTGGATCGGCGAAGATACATATGCAGGAATCAATGGCAACGCTACATATGGGGAAAACTCATATGTAAATACCGTAGTCACTAAAAATTTAACAGAAGCAAGAAAATTTAACAATACTAGTGGAGCCTTCGGAGGCTTGTTTATTTGTACGAAAGATACCAATATGTTATACAGAATGGTATCTAATGGCACAACCGTAACCGCAGTTAGAATGATGGGATTTGACGAACAAAGGTCAAATTGCCTACCGTGGTTCAATGGGACTTTACTCACAGGCACAGAATTAGTCTGGGTGTAAGCCAAGTGTCCGAAAGGACAAATAGGGGAAAGATATGTTAGATCTTCTAGTGTGGATTACTAAATTTTTATCAGTAATTCCAACAATCGTATTGGGAGCATCGTTAATTGCTGCCTTAACACCTACGCCAGTAGATGACGGTTGGTTAAAAAAGATTTACAAAGTTATCGATTGGTGTGCGTTAAACGTAGGCCGTGCGAAGGACAAGTAAACTATCACAATGAGCCCCGTAGAGGGGCTTGTTTTCACCTTTAAGGAGGCCTATGGATTTGTACGAAAAGTTCGAGTTACCAAGTCAAATGCAGAAGATTGAGAAATCTGTAGCAATATTGATTATGCAACATAGGGCAAGACTAGAGAAATTACACAAGTTGAAAGATTACACAACTATGAAAAAATGTAACTTTCGAGAAAAACAATTAGATAAATTGTTAAACAGAGGATAAAATCATGAAAATGAGACTATTAGGAGCAGAAGCAGCTTGCGGTACTACCGTAGGGGCAGCCTCCACATTTCAAAATTCCAATTATGTTAGGATTTTTAACAATACCGCTACAGTTCAAATAGTGACAATAGCAAACTCAGCAGATGTTACTTTAGGAAGTATTAAAGTGTCTGCATATGGTACTGAAATACTATATAAAGAAACAACCGATCAAATATTTGCAGCAGTAGCTACCGTGTTCGGTACGCCAGTCTTTGTAGATTAATGGCAACCAAGGACCCCAGGTTAAAACGGGCTGGAGTTAGTGGTTTTAACAAGCCTAAAAGAACACCTGGACACAAAACTAAATCACACATTGTGGTTGCTAAAAGTGGTAGTCAGATAAAGACTATTCGTTTTGGACAGAAAGGAGCAAGCACAGCAGGTGCACCAAAAGCTGGAGAATCTGCTAGAATGAAAGCAAAAAGAAAAAGTTTTAAAGCAAGACACGCAAAGAACATAGCGCGTGGTAAAATGTCCGCCGCATATTGGGCCGACAAGGTTAAATGGTAAGGAGAAGACTATGCCGAAAGGAAAAGGAACATATGGATCAGCAGTAGGACGCCCTAAAAAGAAAAAACCTATGAAGAAACCTGGAAAGAAAAAGTAATGCCTACAAAAGCTACGACTAAAAAGAAAAAGTCAACAGTAAATGCAGCAGGAAACTACACTAAACCTACTATGCGTAAAAATCTTTTCAACAGGATAAAAGCTGGTGGGAAAGGTGGAGCACCAGGACAATGGTCCGCTAGAAAAGCCCAAATGTTAGCTTCAGCTTACAAGAAGGCTGGAGGAGGTTATAGAAAATAATGAGAATGAGCAATCAAGTATTTGGAGAACAAGTAACTGACGTAGTACTTGGACAAAAGAAAAAAACTCTGAATATAAAAACTAAAGATAATATTTTATCAAAAGAAGAATGTCAGAAGATAATAAATAGTTTTCACACTTGGGAAAGAGATAAAATAATTAATGATATTTCTATACCAGAAAAAACTTTTAGTAAAGAACAGCTAGATGCTAATACTGAAATTGACCCAGAAGGCTATAAAGTAAGACAAGTATCTCAATCAGGTACTGATTACATTACAGAATGGGATGGACTTCCTGTTTATAGATGTAAAGTTATGAAGTATGAAGAAGGAGACTTTGTTGAAGAACACAGAGATAGTCAATGGATGTGTCAAAGTAATTACTGGAAACCAAATACTAATAAAGTTGCAAAAGATCTAATGATAATACCACTAAACGATGATTATGAAGGCGGAGAGTTTACTATAAACGGTAGAGAGATACAACAAAAAGTAGGATCGGTTATTCAAATGCCACAATCTGGTGTTGCTGGAGCTAGACCTCGCCCAAAACATGGAGTGAAAAAAGTAACAAAAGGTACTAGATATTCTATGGTATTTTGGAACTTTGAATAATGGCTCTAAAGAAATCTCAAAAATCCCTGAAAAAGTGGACAAAACAAAAGTGGAGAACAGCAAGTGGTAAGAAGTCATCTAAGACTGGAGAAGTCTATGCACCTTCTAAAACTATTGCTAAGTTAAAATCCACTAAAGCAGGTAAAAAGAAACTTGCAGCTGCTAATAGAAAGAAAAGAGCAGCTACTAAAAAAGGAAAACAACACGCCTCTCACGGGCTACACAAAGGAAAGAAAAGATAATGGTAAGTGGACAAAAACTCTGGCTAGATGAAGGAATAGTACATGGTACTAAATTCATGAAACAATTAATGAATACAGAGAAAACTAGAAGTTTAAGTCCTGCCGAAGAAAATCTAAAGAATCTTTCCGCTGCTTATGTATACTTATATAACAAGGCTCTCGTTCTAGGACTACTAGAAGAAGATGAAGAAAACTTATTTGACGACGAGATATTACATTGATACAAGTAAGCAGAACGGACATCGTATCAGATAGTCTGATGAAATTCGATGAACGTCGCTTCATCAAACTACCAATCGACGGCTATATGGATTTGTTAGGAATAACTCCTAATACTTCTCAACACGCCATTATAAATGCAATCAACAACCCAAAATATCGTTTCGTTACTGCCGCCGTTTCTAGGAGGCAGGGCAAAACTTATATTGCAAATATTATAGGACAATTAATCACTTTAGTTCCCGGAGCTAATGTTTTATTAATGTCACCTAATTACTCGCTTTCTCAGATTTCTTTTGAATTACAAAGAGGACTGATTAAGCATTTTGACTTGGAGGTCACTAGAGACAATGCAAAAGATAAAGTTATTGAACTTACAAATGGTTCTACAATCCGTATGGGTTCTGTTAACCAAGTGGACTCGGTTGTGGGTAGATCATACGATCTCATCATATTCGACGAGGCCGCTCTCGTTGACGGGAGGGATGCTTTCAATGTTGCGCTCAGGCCCACACTAGATAAAGAAAACTCAAAAGCAATCTTTATATCTACTCCAAGGGGTAGGAACAATTGGTTTGCAGAGTTTTGGCATAGAGGATTTTCAGACGAGTTTCCAGAATGGTTCTCTATCAAAGCTACCTATCATGAAAATCCTAGGATTTCCGAACAAGATATTCAAGAAGCAAAGAAAACTATGTCTGAATCTGAATTTAATCAGGAATACATGGCAGACTTTAATGTATTTGAAGGACAAGTATGGGCATTTAATCATGAAGAATGTGTTGCAGACTTATCAGAAATAGATTTAAATGGAATGGATGTGTTTGCAGGAATGGACGTAGGTTACAGAGATCCTACAGCTTTCTGTGTTATGGCATACGATTGGGATGCAGATAGATATTATTTATTAGATGAGTACTTTGACTCTGAAAGAACTACTGAACAACACGCTATAGAAATAGGTAAACTGGTTGACAAATGGAATATAGATTATATTTATATTGACTCAGCAGCTCAGCAAACAAGATTTGACTTTGCACAAAATTACGACATCACTACTATTAATGCCAAGAAATCAGTGCTAGACGGTATTGGACATGTAGGCGGAATTATTGATAATGATAAACTAACAGTGCATCAAAGATGTGAAGAGTCCCTAATAAGTTTAGACCAGTATCAGTGGGATCCAAATCCTAATTTATTAAGAGAAAAACCTAAACATAATTACGCGTGTCACATGGCAGATGCCTTGCGCTACGCTCTATATTCGTTCGAGACAAGTGTTACATCATTCTAATATACCCCACCAAAAAATAGTTCTTGACATATGCTCGAATATTTGGTACAATTCTAATATAGAAGTAGGTTTATGACTTTAAAAAGAGATTTAGTAAAGTATGTTCGGGACAAAGCCAAGTCTAAATATAATAAAGGAACGGAATGTTATATTTGTGGCAGTCAAGAGAACTTAGACTTTCACCATTTTTATGGTCTAACCGAGTTATTAGAAGTATGGTTAAAGAAAAATAAGATAACCATAACTTCAGAAGACGAAATTTTAGGTGTTCGAGAAAGATTTATACAAGAGGAACACGAAAAACTTTATGACCATGCTGTTACACTATGTCATAGCCACCATTTAAGATTACATGGTATCTATGGGAAACGCCCAACACTAATAACAGCAAAGAAACAACAACATTGGGTAGAGATACAGAGAAACAAACATGGCATGGTATGATTTTATAACAGGTAACAATAGAGACATTGAGGAAAAACTCAATCCGTCTCAATTTGTCATCTCAAGAGATCAAGGTCTAGAAGTACTTTCTAGAGAGAACATTACCAATTACCGTAATGCTTACGAACAATTAGAGGTAGTAAACCGAGCAGTCAACATGATAGTGGATGACGCTGCGGAAATACCTTTCGATGTAGGTGAGCAAGTAACAGGATTAGATAGTGCATATAAGGGAATAAGACGGTCAAAAGTCAATATTCTACTAAATGTACAACCTAACCCATTTCAAGATGTAAGTGCTTTTAAAAGAAACTTAATAATTGATTTAATGATAGATGGTAATATATTTATATATTTTGATGGTGCTCATCTGTACCATCTTCCAGCAGACCACATGGTTATTCATACTGATGATAATACTTATGTAGAAAAATATACATATGACCACAGTATAGACTATAATCCAAGTGAGATTATCCACATAAAAGAAAACAGTTTCAACTCTATTTATAGAGGAGTACCTAGACTTAAACCTGCATTTAGAACAATGCAACTATTGTCTAGTATGAGAAACTTCCAGGATAACTTCTTCAAAAATGGAGCAGTTCCAGGACTAGTACTAAAATCACCAAACACTCTTTCTGAAAAGATTAAAGAAAGAATGTTATCAGCTTGGGTTGCAAGATACAATCCACAGTCTGGTGGTAGAAGACCACTATTTTTAGATGGTGGACTAGAAGTTGAAAATCTAACTGAAGTTAACTTCAAAGATTTAGACTTCCAAGACGGTATCAAAGCTAATGAGAAGATTATCTTAGAAGCTTTAGGAATACCACCAATTTTAATGGATGGCGGGAATAATGCGAACATTCGCCCTAATCACCGTCTTTATTACTTAGAAACCATATTGCCTATTACTAATAAAATAGCATATGCTTTCGAGAGATTCTTCGGCTTTAAACTGGACGAAGAAGTGTCAGGTATTCCTGCACTTCAACCAGAGTTAAAAGACCAAGCTGCGTATTACGCTACACTTGTGAACACTGGTATACTAACACCGAATGAAGCAAGGGAGGCCTTACGACTTGAGAAGATCGACGGATTCGATAAACCAAGAGTTCCTGCAAATATCGCAGGCTCGGCAGCAAATCCAGCAGAAGGCGGTAGACCGCCCGAAGACACAGAGGACTAAATATGACAAAAGATATGATGGTAAAAGCTCTTTCAAACTTTTGCGCCAGCAAAGGCGTTGAAACTATGAGCTTGCCCGAATACAAATCACATGGAAGTGATGTTCCAGTTAAAGACTTTATGCTTAGAAGAGCATGGGGTTCTTGGGCTAGAGTTATTTCTATGATGAACAAACGTTATCCTGTCCAAGTAGTAGCACCAAAGGTAGAGGAAGTAACAGCACCTAAACCTAAAGCTACTAAGAAAGGAGAGAAATAATGTCGGATAAAATTTTTCATTGGGCGTCCACTCTTAAATCTTTAGGAGAAGACGACGACGGTTGCTTACAAATTAAAGGTTCCGCAAGTACAATCGACTTAGATCGTGCAGGCGACATAATTGAAGCACAAGCATGGACAAAATCAGGCGGACTGGAAAACTTTAAAGGTAATCCAATAATCTTGTTTAATCACGACTATAATAAACCTATAGGACGTGCTACTGATTTAGAAGTAACCGATAAAGGCTTAGATATAACTGCAAAGATATCTAATGCCAATGCTGAAATAAAGAATTTAATTAAAGATGGCGTACTTGGAGCTTTTTCTGTTGGTTTCAAAGTCAAGGACGCTGATTATATGACTGAAACCGATGGATATAAGATAAAGGACGCGGAACTTTTTGAAGTTTCTGTAGTATCAGTGCCTTGCAACCAGGGAGCAACGTTCTCTTTAGCAAAATCATTCGATAATATGGAAGACTATAAAAAATTCCAAAACCAATTTATTAAGGCTAACTCAGGTGCAGCAGCAGACGCTGTTAAAATTGAGCAGCCAAGCGGGGAGCAATCCCATAACATGGAGACTAAAATGTCAGAAGAAAAGAAGACTCCTGAAGCGGGCTTTGACCTTGAGTCATTCGCAAAAGAAGTAGCAGAAAAAACTGCAACTACAATTGCTATGAAACAAGCAGAAGCTAAAGCAGCTGAAGAAAAAACTTTAAACGAGCAGGCTGAAAAGCAAGCAGAAGTTGAAGTTCAAGAAAAAGCTGTTCAAGAAGCTAAACAGGAAGAACAAAAATCTGTAATCCAAGCAGGATTAACAGGAGCCGAAAGGCTTATCTCAGATGTTGAGAGAAGAGTTAACGAAAAGCAAGAAGATCTTAGCAAAGTAGTTAAAGAACTCGAAGCTCAGCTAATTGAGAAATCATCAGAAATCATGAATATTCGTGAGTCAAAAAGACACTTCGGTGATAGAACAGGAAGCACAGACTGGAAAACAGAATTTAAAGAAGATGTAATCGACGCTAAATTCGCTGGTCTTGCTACAGGAAAAGGTTGGAATAACGACCATGCAAAATCATTAATGGAAAAAGTTAATGTAATGTCAGGTGTTGAAGTATCATCAGCTGATTTTGAGCAAATCGTTTCAACTAACATTGAAAGAGATATTCAAAATGAGTTAGTATTGGCTCCTCTATTTAGAGAAATCCCAATGAACTCTGCTAATATGATTATCCCAATCTTACCAGATAGCGGCTATGCTGAATTTACAGCTAACCAAACAGCTTCTGGAAGCGCACCGAAAGGTAACTTAGACCCACGAGGCGATGCATATGATCCAGCTAATGGAGCAGGTGTCGACTTAACTGAGAGAACACTTTCAACTAAAAAACTTATTTCACAATCATACTTAGGTAATGAAACTGAAGAAGATGCTATCCTACCGATCCTTCCTTTAATTAGAGAATCAATGGTAAGATCTCATGCTAGAGCAATGGAAAATGCTATCTTAGCTGGTAATCACGCAGACGGTGCTTTTGGTACTGGCGGTGCAGCTTTTGAAGGGCTAATCACAATGGCTGGGGCTAACAAGACCCAATCAGCTACAGCTTTCGCTTCTGAAAAACTAACAGCAGCACAGTTGTTAGGTGCTAGAAAGAACATGGGTAAATATGGTATCAATCCTTCAGACGTAGTATATGTTGTCTCTCAAAGAGGCTACTACGAATTACTAGAAGATGCTGAGTTCCAAGATGCTAACCTAGTTGGTAATCAGGCAACTAAGCTAACTGGTGAAATTGGAACTGTATTTGGTTCAAGAGTATTAATGTGTGATGAATTTGCTACACCAGCAATTTCAAAAATGCACGCTCTTGCGGTTAACCCAAGAAACTTTGTATTACCAAGACTTAGAGGTGTAACCATTGAGTCCGATTATGAAGTAGCTAATCAAAGAAGAGTCCTAGTGGCTTCTCAAAGATTAGGATTTACGGATCTAATTGATGCGTCAACTGCTTGTCACGTACTACAGTACAAAGGTAGCTAATACCTAATAGGTTTTCGTGGGGTTTACCTAAAACCCCACACTTTTTAACTATGGCAGACTTAATAACAGTAAATGAATACAAAGACGCAGAAGGACTCCGAGGCGAGAAGGATGACGACCGTCTATCTGTTATGGTACCTCTGGTATCTGATTTAGTTAAGAAGTATTGCGGAATAAGTTTTGTAGACTTTTATTCTACAGATAAGGTTGAAACTTTTACAATCAATGACAACTACACAAGCACCATTACAATGAGTGAAAGTCCGTTAGTTACGGTTGATACAGTAAAAGAAAGACCAGACTATGGAAGTCCTTATGCAACTCTTACTACAGGCAACTACGAATACTATGTAGATGCAGAAAGTGATGCGGTTATAAGAACAAACGAAAGTGGTAATCCCATCTCTTGGAAAAAAGGAGTAGGTTCTGTACAAATTACATATAATGCAGGATATTCAACATGCCCAAGTGATTTAAAACTCGCACTCTTTGACTTAGTAAATTATTACATGAAAGACGAACATAAAGAAAGAAGAAGTTTAGGCAATGCCCAAATGAGTAACCAAGGAACTTCAGGTATAAAATCAAGTACTGACTTTCCAGACCATATTAAGAGAGTACTAGATTTATATAGAGTTGTAATTTAATGTCAAAAGAACTTAGACATAAGTTAGCGAAAGAGATTATAGATAACAGTAAAAAGAGAAGTGGAACTTATGATATTGGAGCTCTGTTTGATGAAGGACAAACATCTATAAATAGAGTTAATTTAGAGAATATTGTATCAAACTATTTTAATAAAAGAGCCAATGCAATACCACTAACTCAAGAAACAATAAAGATGACACCTGAACAGTTAAGATGGCATTACTTTACAAAACAGTTAATGGATGCAGTTAGAAATAAAAAAGGTAGACTATGGAAAATTGCTAAACAAGGAATAGTAAAAACAAA